CACCTTACCAACAACTAAAAGAAACTGATAAATATATTTGTGCATTAGATTATATTATTGAACACAAATCAAGTATTCCAACTTACAAAAAAGATAAATTGATTGAAGAAAATAGAAAAGTATTTATTAAGGAAATACAAAGCGAAACTATTTTTTATAAATTTGCAGAGTGAACGAACACATACTTTTTAAACTAGCAACTCGCAGCAGACCACAAAAGGCAAAAAAAGCAATTGAGAATATCATAATGCTTTGTCAATCAATGAACTACACTATACTTGTTAGCATTGATGAAGATGATCAAAGTATGTTTGGTTTTAGTTATCCTGACGATAATGTCTTTATAGTTAGAGGTACATCAAAAAATAAAATAGATGCTATCAATAGAGACATGGATATTTTTGAAGGTTGGGATATTTTAATCAATACTTCAGATGACATGGTATTTGAAATTAAAGGATTTGACAATATAATTAGGCAAGACTTTAAGGGAAACTTTGACCAGGTTCTTCATTACACAGATGGTAATCAACACGCAAATATTATGACTATGTCAATAATGGGCTTCGATTACTATAAGCGTTTTGATTACATTTACCATCCCGATTACAAGTCATTGTGGTGTGATGCTGAAGCTACAGAAGTAGCACATCTACTAGGCAAATATCAGTACATGGGTGATGGAAAGGTTTTATTTAGACATATGCACCCTGCATGGGGTTTAGCTGATTACGATGAACAATACAGAAAAACAGAAAGTCAAGAAATGTGGAACACAGACTATCATTTGTTTAAATATAGAAAGTCAGAAGATTATTTTTTAGATAAACACTTAATTATTAATAAACCTAAATACTATAATGTATAGTCAAAATAACGAAGAGCAAATCATTATTAATTACTTTAAAGATTTTAAAGGACATTTATTAGATATTGGAGCAAATGATGGAATTACTTTTTCTAATAGTAGAAAACTTTTAGAATTAGGTTGGAGTGGTGAACTAGTTGAACCAGCAGATATACCTTATTCAAAATTAAAAGAGCTTTATAAAAATAATAAAAAAGTTAAGATACATAAAGTAGCTATTTCAGATTTAAGAGGTGAGCTAACTTTTTATTCAAGTGGAGAACATGTAGGTAATGGAGATAGTGATTTACTTTCTACTCTTTCAATAGTTGATAAACAAAAATGGGAAAATACAACAGTATATCAAGAAAGTAAAGTTCATTCATTAAAATGGTTAGATTTTTATAATTGGCAAGTTTATGATTTTATAAACATAGATGCTGAAGGTTTTGATTTAAGCATCTTAAAACAAATGGATTTAAAAGAATTGGGATGTAAATGTATATGTATTGAACACAATGGGCATCAATATAATGATATAATGAGAGAATTGAAAAAATATAACAAGAATGTTGAGGTAATTCCTAACTGCTTAGACCATGAAGATGAACAATGGAAACCTAACAAAACTAAAAGCGACAAAGTTAGATTTGGCTACATTGCAGGTATTTTCCACAAAGAAGATATTTCAATTTTAGAAATGCCTATTCGTAAAGTATTAAGGCATGATATAAATGCTCAATTTGTTTTAGGTGGTTATAATGACAATGCAGACTATAACTACTACGAAAAAGTAATGAGCGGTGGCACATTATCTGATAAATATCAAAGAGTTTACAGCTTACCTGTTCACGATTATGGAAAGGCTTATAATGAAACTGATGTTAGCTTAATTCCATTGCAGTCAAACTCATTTACTGAATGCAAAAGCGAAATTAAGTTACTTGAAGCTGGTTTACATGGCAACCCTGCAATAGTTAGTGATGTACTACCTTATAATATTTTTCCAAAAGAAACTGCAATATTTTTAAATAATAGTGACATCAATGGCTGGTACAAGGCAATAAGAAACCTAAGCAAAGATGAATCAATGAGAAAGGAATATGCAGAAAGTTTACAAAAATATATTGAAAAACATTATAATTTAAACAAATGGACTCAAATAAGAAAACAGATATTAAAATCGGTATTGGCGTAACAACTACTCCAAATCGCAAAGAATACGTTGATAGGTGGCTAAATTACTTTGAGAAACATAAACCTAAAAACTATCATTTACATATTCACGAAGATGTAAACTATAAAGGTGTTGCATACTCAAAGAATCAAAATTTATACACTTTAAGGGACTGCGATTACATTTTCTTATTTGATGATGACTGTTATCCATTTGAAAATAATTGGGCTGAATATTTTATTAATTCAGGATATAATCATTTACTATACTTAGAGCCTAGTCATAATTTAAAGGCTAAAATAAACGATTTAGAGATATATCGAGATTGCGGTGGTGTATTTATATACTTAACAAAAGAAGTATTAAATAAAGTAGGTTATTTTAATTCTGAGTATGGGCAGTATGGATTTGAACACGCTGGTTATTCAAACAGAATTTACAAAGCAGGATTAACTAATGCACCTTACCAACAACTAAAAGAAACTGATAAATATATTTGTGCATTAGATTATATTATTGAACACAAATCAAGTATTCCAACTTACAAAAAAGATAAATTGATTGAAGAAAATAGAAAAGTATTTAT